CCCTAACATAATAATAAATCCAGTTACCGTACCAACTAAACCTATAGCTAAACAAGCCTCACCGATAAACCAAAAAATAGAAAGATCATTTATTGAGTCTTCTTTACTTTCTACTTTATTTCTAGTATAAAAAAAGATTTTACTGCCTATCCAAAAAGTAACCACAAGTAAGATCAGAAGAAGAAAAAAACTTAATTTGGTAGAATCTTTTTCAAGTAATTCTTGAAAAAAATTAAACTTATATGCAGTAAATGCGATCACAATATGAACGCACACAAAAAGCCACCATTTTAGAAATAAAGATTTCATGAACTATTTATTAGTAGACAGTCTTTATCTCATCGCAAAGATTTAATTTCTTAGCCTCTTTTGCAGACAACCAACGATCTTCTGGTGGTAGTAAATGTTCTCTGATTTTTGATTCGTCTAGACCTGTACACTTTTTATAGTGATTAATCATTCTCTCTGTAGAAAGTTCAAACTCTTTTACCTGAGCAAAAAGTTCATGTTCTTTACCCCAAGAACCCCAGCTATACTGATGAGAAAGAATAGATGTGTTAGGAGTCAATACTCGTTTACCCGGTTCTCCTGCAATAAAAATTAAAAGACCACATGAAGCGATCACACCAAGTCCTACAGTATGAACAGGAATCTTTGATGCTTTCATTACATCAATCAATGCAAATGCGGCAGGAACATCTCCACCATTACTACAAATCATTAATTGTAAATGTTTATTTTTCTTTTTCTCTATATTATGTTTTAAAATAAACTCAATAGCTTCTTTACAAGAAATCTCATCTACATCTGACATAAACAAATGTGTTCCTGCTCTATAGAGATCAGCTTCTGTTGTAGTATCATCTAAATCAACGTGTCTTTTTGCCATGATATATTTCTCCCATAATATTAACAAAAAATTCTGCATCAACAACCGCTAACGGTTTTTCATTATTTTTCTTTATAATCACTAGCGGAACATAGTCACCTGAGTTTGATCTTGCCTGTTCCATAGCAGACCAAACATTCATCTTTTCTTGGTTCTTGCACTCAATAGAGAAAGGAAATTTCTCTCTAGCAGCACGAGCCATGATGAGGTCTTCCCCACCTGCGCCCATACTTCTAGATTCTATATCTTCTGGATGTATCTCAAGACGTTCGATCAGCAGGTCTCTCATCCATTGTTGGAGTCTCCTGCCCTTTGCTTTCGCTGATTGTGTCTTCATTATCTAATTTCCCAAATATTCTATTCCAATTCACATCAAACTGTTCTCTATTACTTATTGGGCGAGGACGATCACCCTTTCCGCCGTGCCACTTTTCAGTCATACACTTTCCTCAAATATTTCGTCCTCATCTTCCCAACTTTCATCATCTAATGGTTCGCCACAGAAAACGCAATATGAAACTTTCATACTAACATCAGTCTCTATGGCGAACTCACCATCACACTCCTCGCAAGCAAACCATTCTCTACGATCTTCCATTTTAGGCACTCACTGGTGTAGATGTCAAATCAACAACCTCACAAGCACCCGCAGAACAAGCTAGTTCTTGACTTCCAGCTGTCATATCTCCTTGCTCATATTCAGCAAGTTTTTTCCAATCAATATCTTTAGGCATTTTTTGCAATAAAGATTCATACTCGTCTTTAGAACAATCCTGATATGGTGCCTGACGATATGTGTGATCTGACATTGGAAGGAAAGATACACCACTCATCATGTCAAAGTTTTCATATACCCAAGAACCAACCTTCATCCATTCGTCTTCTTTAACTGACACGGTAACAGATGGTTTATGTTCACACCAATGATCCTGATAGATTTTCCATAGTTCAAGTTGAGTAATTGCATCTACCTCACGACGATAGACGCCGTTCTTTGGACCCTTCATTGGAAAAGAAAATACCCATGTATGTTCTGGTTTTGTTACGTCATCCTCACAAGGAAATCCAGAATCAAACATCATCTTTGCTAAAGGATCTTTCTTGTCAGCACGAACTGTGCGAATGTAATATGGATTATGTCGAGCATGAATACCACTGGCACTATCTACCAATTGCGATACCGTCCCAGAAGGCTTAACACAAGTTACTGCGGCAGATTGAGGAATACCTAACTTCTTTGCCCATTCCTTATTTGTAGTTACTGCAACTGCACGAAGTCGATCAAGCAAATCTTCAATACCTTTCTTTTTTCCATTAGTTAGTGCGTTGTCCATGATACCTGTCATAGACACACCAAGTAATCGTTCTTCTTTACAATTCTCTTCCCACTTACGATTTAAATATCGAAAGTTTGTTAGCGTTGATTGAAATGTTCCTAGAATAGTTGCAACTTTTACTTTTTCAGTAAGAGTTTCTTCTGTATCTTCTGCACGAACTACAACCTCGGTTAAGTTGCAGAATTCTCTGTCACGAAGGATAATTTCGCTGCAAGGGTTGGTTCCAAATTCATAAGAACCATCACGACGACCATTTTTCTCTGCTCGTTGTTGTGCTGCCTGACGATTAAAAATACCTCGTTCGCCAGACTTTGATTCGTATAGAGATTTCCATTCTTCCATAAAAATACCCATGTCTGGTTTCTCTGTATAACAAGCAGAGTTATTAGCAAGTGCTCGTTGAACGTTAGATTCCCACCAGCGGCCGGCCTTAGCGTGTCTCATTCGATCATCACTAAGGTTTGATAGTGAGATAAGGGCAGAACGTCGAACACCACCAACAACAACAATCTCGGCAATCTTACAGCAGATATCGTGACACTCTAATGATGTTAGTTTTCGTCCTGCGGCCTCTCGGAATACATTTACACAAAACTTGAATAGATCCTCAAGAGGTTCTGGACCTGAAGCACGACCACCAAATGTTTTTAGTGGAGTACCTGCTGGTCGTATACGAGAAAGATTCCATTGAGGAACTTGACCTGCGGACAGTAGATGAATAAGCTCTCGTAGTGCCTTTGCCCAACCAAGTTTAGAATCAGATACCATAATTACAGTATCCGTTTGATGAAACTCATCATTGATTGTTGGAAGTTCTGTTACATACTGGCGTTCTACACTAAATCCTACACCCGTACCATTCATCAGCACATAAAGAAGTTCATCAAAGGCTCGGAGACTATTAACTGCAATATATGAGCAGTTATAACCAGCAACATTCTCTCGTTTTAAAGCTTCGCCGGCTGTCATAAGACAACGCATCGATGGCATAACTTTTAAATTGAGAACTCCGTCTTCTAAATCTTTTCTAGTTTCTTCTGTCAAATCGAAATCATGATACTCTTTAAGATGATCCTTAAAGAAGTCAAAATAACGATTGACTGTTTCATTCCAAGTCTCTCGGCGACCGTCTTCATAACGATAACGAGCATAACGACTGGCGTGAATATATTGCTGGTACGGTGTAGGTAAATGCATTGGTAGTCTCCTAAATTCGCTTCCAAGCAGCAAGACGCATACGAGCCTGCAACCCAGAAAAAGTGTTTTGGTTTATAATTGATGATAGGTTCTCAACTCCTGCAAGAACCATATCGTTGATGTCTTTTTGAAGAATAGAATCAGGCCAGATCACGAGCGAATAATCATTTTCAATTAATTTTTCCATTCTTTCTACTATTTCTCTTGACCTTGGTTCGTTATCTAAAACAATTGTTACGCCATCTTTATCTAATGGCATATACATAAAATCAGCGCCAGCCACAGCAAGAGCATTATCTAAAAACAAAGAATCTATAGGCCCCTCAACAACAAATACACGACGGCCCCAATCAATTCGTTCTAAACCAAATATCTTTGGCTTATCTTCAAATTTGACTGTTAGATACTTAGGTTGTTCTTTTCCAAATGCTCTACCTTGGGCAGCAAAAACATTTCCATCCTCATCATAAAAAGGTATCACTAATCTCGGATGATCCTGATTACTACTTATATCTGCCCAAGAGTAAAACTTATGACATAGGAAAAACTTATCGTAATGTTTTTCTGGTATTTGTCTATCTATTAGAACTTGGTGTACAGGATGATCCTTTGATAATTTATTTATAGGAATTAAGTCCTTTAGTTTTGGATCTTTCTTTTTAAATTTTGGCGTTTCAAAATTATACTCAGGTTCATTCTCACTTTGACCAAC